AAAAAGAAAAATTAAGAAAACAAAAGGAAAAAGAAAAAGAAAAACTAAGAAAACAAAAAGAAAATGAAAAAGAAAAATTAAGAAAACAAAAGGAAAAATTAAGAAAACAAAAAGAAAAATTAAGAAAAGAAAATGGAAAAAAAATATTAAGAAAAGAAAAAGAAAAAAATAGAAAACAAAAAAAAGAGAATATAAAAAAATAAATCAATTAATATTAAGTACAATTTTGTTTTTATTTTTTATAGTATTTATATTTTTATTATAAATATTGATACTATTATTTAAAGATTTTTTTAATTCTTTTAATTTATTAATATTATTATCATTAATTGAAATAATAGATTTTAATTTTGTTTTATATGAGTAACATATATTAAGTAATTCTTTTACTTCATTATTATCAATCATTTTTAAAAGTATAAAAAAAATTTTTTTGTGTTTTTATTATTATATTATATTTTTTTGTTTTTTTCTATTTTTTGTTTTTTTCTATTTTTTGTTTTTTTTCTATTTTTTGTTTTTTTTCTATATTTTGTTTTTGTTTTTCTTAATCTAAATCTAGATTTAACTTTTTAATAATTATATTTGCATCTTTTTCTAATTGTTCGTAATCGTTTTCATCCCATAATTCTAAGTGACGATTATTGCAACCAGAACAAATTCTTATATTTTTAAGACAGAGATTGCGCGATTTGTATGGATAGTAAATGCATTCATATTTTCCACCAGAATGTGGTTTGAATGAATAATATAACTTAGAACCAATATTAATTGGTTCTGATTCTGGTGTTTTAGAATTACATGGACCAGGACAGAAGTTAATATTAGAAGCATCAATATAAATATTCATATCTAAGATTATCAACTGATTTTTTATTTGCTACTTAAATTTGCAATAACGAAATGCAGGACTTTTCTGGACGAGGAGTTGCAACAGGCAACTAACTGGACGACAATGCGTAATTAAATAAAATAAATCAAGAATTCATTTTTTTTTCAAATCTAAATTTTTCAATCCATTTTCAAATTTTTCAATCCATTTTCAAATTTGGATTGAAAAATTTAGATTTAAAAAAAAAATGATTCTTGCTTCTAAAATTCAGTATTATCAACTACCAGGAACAGACAACAAGCAGAACACAAACCAAACTACCAAACAGTCTAAATGGCCGCAACTCAGACTCAGAAGATTATCGACGAGTTTACCACTCTTGTGGATACTGAGAAGGAATACACTCGTGCTGAACTCGGTAAGATGCTTACTGAGGTGTATCATCAGATTACTTCGGACAAACCGAAGAAGACTGATGATAAACCTAAGAAAAAGAAGTCAAAGAAGGAGAAAGACTCTGATGAGGAAGCTGAACCTAAAAAGAAACGCGCACCAACCGCTTACAATCTCTTTGTCAAGGAGCAGATGAGTATTGTGAAGGAGGAATTTCCTGATCTGAATCGCCAAGACCTCATGAGGAAGGTAGGTGAGATGTGGAAGGCACAGAAGGGAGAGGCGAAGGATGAGTAAAAAAATAAAAAAAAATAAAAAAAGGTAAAACAACAACCTTTTTTTATTCTAAAATTTCAAATTTGGATTGAAAAATCCTGATTTCTCAAAAAAAATGATTCTTAGGGTTCAAAGTTTGAACCTACCTAAAAAGCAGAGAACAAGAAAAGAAACAGATCTAATTTAACCAAATCAACTTGGTTTATTCAAATGTCTTATACGCAGAAGATTTTGGCAGAGTTTATTAATCGCATTGACACAAATGAGAAATACACGCGCAATGAACTGGGAAAAATATTGACAAAAGTTTATCATGAAATCAAGAATCCGAAAAAACAGAAAAGAAAAACACCATTTGACTTTTTTATACAACAAAATAGAGAAAAAATAAAAGAAAAATACCCGAATCTATCTGAAGAAGATATTTTGAGACTACTAAAAAGTAAGTGGAATTCAAAACTTCAAGAAGAAAAGATGAAAAAAATAGAACAAGAAAAAATGAAAAAAGAAAGAGCGGCTAAACTAAATAAAATTTTCATAGATCACAATTTAAAAGAAAAATTGAAAAAAATGATAACACTTGCATCGCATCCATCAACACCTGATACAGAGGCATTTCACTCAAAAAGAAGAGCAGAAAAATTAATGCAAATAGAGAATCTTAAAATAGAAGATATCTTGGGTAGAGGAAATAAAGAAATCTTAGATAATTACAAAAAGAGATGGGGATGATAATAAATAAAAATTATATATTATATACAACCATATATGCATCTGTATTTTTTTTTAAAAATTTTGTATTATCTTCATTGTATATTCTAATATTTAGATCATCATATAATATATATTTATTATCTGATTCGTCTTTACATATTGCATAATAATGACCGCCGTCTAAATTTCCAATATGCATACCAATAGAAGAGAAATTATAAGAAGCTTCTAAATTATTATCAGATAAAATGCATCCTTTTTTAATATTGATTTTATTATTAATATCGATTGGTTTAATATTTTTTTTATTTATATTAACATATCTCTTAATTAAAAATATTAGTACATTTGGTAATTTCCATAATTTATGACTTTTAGTATAGAAACTACATTGATTACATTTTTCACATTTCCATTCATCTTTATTAACAGATGATTTCAAATAATTACGTAATAGTGTTGTTAATGTAATAGTATCATTATTATTATCAGGTAAATCTAATTGTATAGCATTGAAAGGTTCAAAATTATATGATATATTATTACAATTATTACATTGAATAGTATTTAATATTACACCCTGAGTATTTATTAACCAATTACTAGTTTTATTATCATTTAATGTATTAATAATATAATCTGCTTTATTATTTATACGAGGATTATTTAAAGTCATATCATCATATTCTTTTAAATATGGCAATTTAGATATAGATTTAAAAATCTCACTTGCAATTTTATCATATAATATAAACCATAATTCTGTAATATCAATTTGTTCTCCATATTTAAAATTATTTAAAAAATTATATAAGGCATTAATAAATTTATTTGGACTAACAGAATTTTTATCTATATACAAAATTCTTAAAATTTCTTTTAATTCAATTGCTAATGTTTTTTCTGGAATATCTTCATTTAAAATTGATTCTCTTAAAAATTTATTTCTGCATATAATCTGAATTAAACTGTTAATAGCACAGGTAGAACCTAAATTTTTTAATCCTTGCATTATTACTATTTAATATTTTATAAATTTTATATATAAAATAAAAAAAATGATATATAGTTATATTATAATTATTTATAACTTAATAAGAATGGAGTATATTAATTATGATGATTTTCATAATACTATTTATGATGAAGATTTACATGATTATATAAATGGTAATATTATTGTAAAAATGAAAATGCAAAATAATAGTATTAATGATAATAATGAAATTGCCAAAAATATTATTATAGATTATTATTTACATTCAAAAAATATTGAATCAACTAAAGAAAATTATAAAATATATTCAGAATTTTATGATAAGATTTTATCTGAAAATAAAATAAAAATTACTAAAAAAAAACCAATTATTCCATATTATAAAACAGAAGAATTTATTAATGATAATAAAGAATATCTAGAAAATATGGAATGGGAAGAAGAAAAGAAATTACATTATAATGCTTATTTTGGAAGATATAAGGATCTTCTTTATATTATTGATTATTATAATAAAATTAGAGAAGATGAAGAAAATAAAGTTTATGAATTTGAAGAAGAGTATGAAGAAGAAGAATATAGTGATTATGAATCAGATTATGATTATAATGAAGATTTATTAAATGAATATGATGAAGATCAATATGATGATGATGATTATTATTTTTAATTATGCTATTCTTTAATAATATATATTTTTTTATGTTCTCCATTTATGTCCGCATGTAATACATGTAAAGAATATGGTCATTGATTCATCACCAGATCTTGTTTGTAATTCTTGATATGATATCTTATTATTTTTACATTTACCACATTTAATAGAATCTGTCATTGAAACTTGTTTAATTTCATAAGCTTCTTTTAATTTACGATTATGTTTTTCAATAATACTAGTCCATTTTTCTGGAAATAATTCTTCTTTTGACATAAATGGTAATTCATGTGGTAAAAATTTTTTTTCTTTTAATCTAATAATTAAATTATAATTACCTAAATAGGAATTTTCTAATAAATTAGAGTATATTGCTCTCGCGATATTTATATAAGTATTTTGAAATGATAAATTACTCCATGATAATTGTATTTTATGTAATGTAGCATAATCTAATGAAGCATTAAAAATTCCTATTTCTAAATCATCAACTTCAATTTCAGTTAAAACACTGCATTTTTTTTTTAATAAATTTTTAAAATTTTCTCTAATTTCATGATTATTATATTCATTACTATTTGATGTCATAATTTATTAATAATATAATTATATTATATAAAATGTCAATTTTTTATATCAAAAAATGTTTAAAAAATGATTAATAATATATAAAATATTATTTAAATGAAAACAGAAATCATTATTAATAAATTTATAAATTTACTAGATATTAATAAAATATATAATTTATCTGAAATTTTAAAGATATTAGATAATGTTTATTTAGAAGAAAAAAAAACAAAAAAAAGAAATCCTACATTATATAATTTATTTGTTAAAAAACATTATTCTATACTTCATATTAAATATCCATTTTTAAGTCGTGGATTAATATTGAAACAATGTTCTATTATGTGGAATACTGCTAAACGAGAAAATGTTAATGCTTTTGAATATGATTTTTATTCCTAATCATTTAAATAATGTTCGAATTCATATTTATAAAATAAATCAATAAATCTATTTAGTGCTAATCCTAAACCAATTAAAACCAATCCCATAAAAAATAAATTTAAATTTTCAGTTGTTCTTAATTCCATTGATATAAAACCAAAAAAATATAGAGAATTTCTAATAATTTTTAAATTTCTTAAAGCATCCATACAAACACTACAATGTTTTGTATGTGTATTATATACATCAAATAGATCTTCTTTTTGTGTTATTTTATTCAAATGAATATTATAATCATCATAATAAATTGTATTATTATTATTATATTTATGTAACCATTTTCTAAAAGCAATAATTGCAATATCTTGAGAATATGGTGTATGTGTTAATTTACTATATGTATCAGTATAATTAATATAACCTTTCTTATTTAAATTTTTTTCTTGTTCATGTAATATTGCAGCATCTTGGTGTGCGAATAATGTAGTTAATACATGTAATAACCATTTTGGAATTTTAAGTGAAAAGAAAGCAATATCAAAAATATCAAATTCTTTATTTTTTGTATTTTTTTTATCATCATTATCTAATAACATAAAAGAACCTATTAAACGTGTTTTACCAGGTAAAGTAGGAATTGAATTAACAATAATGGCAGATTTTTTAGTACTGTTAAAATTATTGAAATATATTTTTGCTGTACATGGAGGTATAAATTCAATATATCCTTTTGGTGCATTTGGATATTTAATATTAAATTCATCTGTACTATTCATTATATACTTAAAACCATTTAATGATATTTTTTCAATCGGTGATAAACTGAAATATGGTATCGGTTTATATCTTGAACCAGCAATTCCATGATGAGTAGTAGTTGCATGTGCGAAATCTAATGTATTTTCTATAAAATAATCCCAACTACAAGGTATATCTTTTACCATTGGATTCCATGATAATTTATTATTTTTTCTAGCTTTTTCTAAATTAATATTTTCTAATTCGTGTATTATATTAGGTTTTTTTAATGATGCTTCAATTGCATTATCACTACCTGGTTCGCCAGATTCACCCCATACCCATAATAATTCTTGCAATTCTTTTACAGGGTATACTATAGCACAAGATCGTTTTAAATTATTTAATTTTATTTCTTCATTTTTATCTTTCGCATATGGTAAAGATACACAATTTCCTGTTGAATTATAACGGAATCCATGATATGAACAAAATAAATTTCCATCTTTTTCAATTCTACCTTCTGATAATGGTGCTAAACGATGAGGACATTCATCTTCAAATACATTCCATTTATTTCCATTGTGCCATGCAACTAATTTTTTTCCTAATAAATATATAACATGTGGTTTTTTTTTATCCATAAATTCTAAAACATTAACAGGATACCATTGTTTTTTAAAATTAAATTTTTCGGATAATAACATATTAATTTTTAAATTTTTATTTACAGATAATGAATTTGAATTTAATTTATAATTTGAATTATATAAATTTTTTGAATTAATAACAAAAGCATTTGTAATATAAATATTAAATAATAATAAAAGATATTTAAGCATTCTTTTATATTATATTATAAATTAATTATTTAAGTAATGTTTAAATTTTATTTTATAAAAAATTTTTATAAATTTATTTAATTGTAATAATAGAAAAAATATTATTATTGTAAATATATAATTATTATAATTATATAATAATAATGAAATTAAAAATATTCGAATATATTTTAAACGATTTAATGTTGATAAACATAAGGTACAATTTCTTGTATGTGAATTATATATATCATATAATTCATCATTATTTAAACAAGTTAATTTTCTTTCATTTTTATATGGAATAATATTACTATATATACTATACCATTTATATAATAATTTACTTGGAATATCTGATGGTGTCGGTAGATATAAAGATTTATAATTAAATATTTTTAAATTAATTTCTCTTTTATGAAGTAATCCTATAACCATAGAAAAATGTCTATTTATTCCTAAATGATATAACCATTTAGGAAAATAATTAAATATTTTTAACTCATCTGGTAATTTATTATCATCTCCCTTTAAGACAACGGCTTGTGTAAATATGCGTGTATATCCATTATTAATAGGTGTAGCATATGATCTAACTATTATTTTTGCATTATTATTATATGTTTGAATAAAATTTGTATTAGATGGTGAATTAAAAGTATATATTAATTTTTTTGGTATTCCTAATCCAAGACATTGTCCTGTTTTATCATTTGCTTCAAATTTAAATCCCTTTAAATTTATATCATCTATTATTGAAATATCTAAAAAATTAGGTGATTTGTGACGATCACCCGCATCACCATGATGAGTTATAGGACTATGTATCGGATCAAGCATATTTTCAATAAAAATATCAAAACTACATGGTATATCTCTAAAATATTGGTTATTTGCTATGATTTTTTCTTTATATTCTAAATTATCAATTTCTGGAATATTAAAACTAGATGTTTTAATATCAAAATTTTTATTTATTATATCCGTATCTGTATATACCCATAACAATCCTTGTTTTTCTTCACTTGGATATATATATATATTTGCCAAAGTACAAAGAGTTTTATTATCTTCTAATTTAGCATGTGGAATATCAACACATTCTCCATTAGAATTATATTTCCAACCATCATAAGAAGACATTAATATATTATTTTCAATTCTACCTTCACTTAAAGGACATCCTTTATGAGGACATGCATCTATAAATACAATAAATTTATTTTTATCATTACAATACCATATTACCAAATTATTACCAAATAATTCAAAATGATGTGGTTTTTTTTTATCTAAATAATCAATTATTGCAACAGGATACCATTGTTTTTTATAATCAATAATTATATTATTACTTTTTTTCATTTAATATAGTTATCATATACTTTATTTATTTATATATAAAAATATATTAAAAATATTATATATAATGATATGTTTATATATAATGATATGTTTATATATTTGATTATATTATTTGGATTTTATCGTTTATACAATTATTATTTAAATAATAAAAAAATTATACCATATAATAAATGGGTTTTAATTACAGGTTGTGATAGTGGTTTTGGATATCTTGCTACTACTAAATTATTAAATGAAGGATATAATGTTATAGCAACATGTTTAACACATTATGGTTTAAATGGTATTAAAAATATTGCAGAAAGAATGCATACAAAAAAAAATAATATAGTATATGTAAAATGTGATGTAACAAATGAAAATGATATTAATAATTTAAAAGAAATAGTAGAAATTCATTGCCATGGTGAATTATGGGCTCTTATTAATAATGCGGGTATACAAAATATTGGAATATTAGAATCACAGTCAATTAATAATTATAAAAATTCTATGGATATTATGTTTTATGGACCTGTTAAAATAACAAATATTTTATTACCTTATTTAAAAAAAAGTCAAGGTAGAATTATTAATATTTCATCGTGTTTAGGTATTATTGCAGGAGCAAATCAAGCATCTTATAATTCAGCAAAATGGGCTTTAGAAGCATTTTCAGATAGTTTAAGAATAGAATTATCTTCATGGAATATTAAAGTTTCAGTCATTCAACCAGGTATGATGAAAACAAAATTAATATATGGATTAAAAGAGAGTTTTATTAATAATATTAATAATTTATCTAAAAATATTATTGATAGGGATTATGGTGAAAATTGGATTAATAATATGGCAACAGAATTAGAATGTTTACAATATAAAGTAGGAAATGATCCTGAATTGGTAGTAAATGCAATTTATCATTCAATTTCATCATCACATCCAAAAATAAGATATAGACCAGATATAATGTCTAAATGTTTTTATATATTAAAATTATTTCCAGTTAAATGGGTTGATAATTTAATGATATCTTTAAATTTAAAACACAAACCAAAATATTTAGAAAATATTAGTAAATATTCAAAAGAATGGAAAATAAAAATTCATTCTTCTCCAAAAGAAGTTTATGATACATTTTTAGATTATATTTGGAAAAAATTTGCTGATTCAGAAAATAAAAACCAAATAATTACAGATTATGGTGATAAATATGGTAAAAATTGTACTAGAAAAATAGGTAATTTAACAGAAACAATTACAAATATAAATTATCCAAATTATATTGAATACAAATTATCAAATTTTGGTTGGAAAACTTTTCCAGTAAATTACCATTTTGGCAAAATATATTTTATATCTAATAATTTAGATACAGAAGTTGTATGGAAGATTAACTGGACTCCTAAAAAATATGCGAATTTAATTACTAATATATTTTTTAATTCAATAGTACCTTATTTGCTGAAAAAATTAAAAACAGAAGTAGAAAAAAATAAATAAAAAAAGGTTGTTTTTTACCTTTTTTTATTTTTTTTTGTTTTTTACTCATCCTTCGTCTCTTCCTTCTTCGCCTTCCACAACTCACCGACCTTCTTCATCAGATCCTGACGATTCAGATCAGGAAATTCTTCCTTCACAATACTCATCTGCTCCTTGACAAAGAGGTTGTAAGCAGTCGGTTCACGTTTCTTCTTGGGTTCAGCTTCCTCATCAGAATCCTTCTCCTTCTTTGACTTCTTTTTCTTAGGCTTATCATCAGTCTTCTTTGGTTTGTCAAAAACAATCTGATGATACACCGCAGTAAGGATCTTACCGAGTTCAGCACGAGTGTATTCCTTCTCAGTATCCACATGAGTGGTGAATGCCTTGATAACCTTCTGGGTATGAGTAGCGGCCATTTAGACTGTTTGGTAGATTGGTTTGTGTTCTGCTTGTTGTCTGTTCCTGGTAGTTGGTGATAGTAATTTTTAGAACTAATAATCATTTTTTTTTCAAATGAGAATTTTTCAATCCAAATTTGAAAAATATAAAAAAATATATAGTATATAATTTTTTATTTACATTGCTAAATCTCTTTGCATAAAAATTAAATCAAATTCAGCATTTTGATTAAAATGCATTTGACACTCACCTTCGCATTTAATAATAATTGGTTCTAGATTTTCATCAGTACATGCAAAATAATGGTTAATATAGTCATTTGAAAACATATAAAGAAAATTCTTACATGGTAGACCTTTAATACCATCTGTATTATCACCAAAAAATCCAGTAATTTTTTTTTTCGATTCAATAATATCATCATCTGAAACAGCAAGCCAATCTTTTCGTACTTTTTCCAAAAATTCTCTATCTGTATTACTCATAGATGTTTGAATCCAACGATGTCCTCGTCTATCAACTTGAATAGAATCCATATCCTCAAAATTAATGCCAACAGTCATTTGTATTTAAAAATACATATTATAAAATCATTTTTTTTTTAATTGGATAAAAAAATAATAAAATTTAAAAAAAATGATTTATAATATTCTAAATAGTTATTGGCCTGAAATATTGGTCTTAAAAAAAAACAAATCTCAATTATATGAAACGGATTAACATTGATTAGTATTTAGAAGACAATCTGTCAAGAATCTTTTTAGATGAATCGCTGATACTATTTGATGCCGAAATAATATAATTAAGTGGAGTTTTTTGAAGAGTAGATTTCAAATTTTAGAAATCGAAATTTTTTTTTATATAAAAATAATTTAAGATCTAATATTAATGCACTGCAATGATAATAGATGATTATTTATTTTATACTAAAGAATATAAACAAAAATATGGAGAAAAAACAGTAGTATTAATGCAGGTAGGAAAATTTTTTGAATTATATTCAATAGAAGATGATACTGATTCTGATATATATAAAATAGCAGATTTGTGTAATATATCAATATCAAAAAAAAATAAAAGTATTGGAAATGTAAATCTACATAATCCATTAATGGCAGGATTTCCATTATATGTTATTTCAAAATATCAAAATATACTATTACAAAATAATTACACAATAGTAATGATAGAACAAACATCAGAAGCACCACAACCAGTAAGACAATTAACAGAAATTTTAAGTCCGGGAATGAATGTAAATGTAAATTCAAAAAAAAGTAATTATATGATGACAATATATTATGAAAAAATCAAAGACTTATTTGTAGTAGGGATAGCAGGAATAGATATATCAACAGGTTCTTCATTCGTTTATGAGGTGGGTTCAACAAAAGATGATTTAGAATTTGCAAATAATGAAGTATTTCGTTTAATTATATCATATAATCCATGTGAATTAATATTTTTATCAAATGATACTATAAATGAGGAAGACAAGAGAGAAATTATAAAAAATGCAAATATAAATGATAAAATGATACATTATATATGGAATTCATATGAATATTTTGAAGTAATAGAAAATATAAAATATCAAAAAACGATATTAACAAAAGTATACAATAATATAAAAAATCAATTATCAATAATAGAATCATTAAATTTAGAATTATTAAATTTGGGAAGAACTGCATTTTGTTGTTTATTACAATTTTCATACAATCATAATGCAGATATAACAAATAATATATTAAAACCAAATATTCTTGGAAATGATAAATTTTTAAATTTAGAATATGATAGTGCATTACAATTGAATTTAATTAGTTTAAATAATAATGAAAAATCATTAATAAATATTTTAAATCGTTGCAATACATCATTTGGATCACGATTATTTAAAGAAAGATTATTGCAACCAATAATAGATAAAAATATATTAAATGAGCGGTATGATAATATTGAAAAGATGTTAGAAGAAACATTATTTAAAAAAATATCAAAATATTTAAATAAAATATTAGATTTAGAAAGAATAAAAAGAAAAATAATTATAAATAAATTACATCCACATGAATGGTGTGGATTTGATTCATCATTAGAAAATGTATATGAAGTATTTAAATTATTAGAATTAAAAGAAGAAAGTGAATTAGTAAAAAATATAATAGAATCATATAATATATTAAATTTAGATAATGCAAGTAAATATAATATAAATGAAATAAAAGGAAATATATTTAATAAGGGAGTTTATAAAGAAATAGATGAATTAGATAATGATTATAATAAAATATATGAAAAAATAAAAGAGGAATCAGAAAATATATCAAAATTAGGTTTAAATGATGATACATGTTGTAAAATAGAATATTCTGAAAAGGAAGGATATCATATATATATAACCAAAAAAAGATATGATACTGCTAAAAATATATCACCATCATTAATAAATAAATATAAAACGATTAGTTATTCAAAACAAAATTATTATAAATTAATATCAAAAGAATTAGAAAAAAACACATCAGAATTAGAAAATATATCATTAAAAATATCAGAATTAACAATTAAATATTATAAAAATTTTATTAGAAATTTTATAGAATTAAATGAAAATAATTTAGAAAATATTATAAATAAAATTGCAAATATTGATATTTCTTGTTGTAATGCAAGAAATGCTTATGAATTTAGATATTATCGTCCAAAAATAATTAATAATGAAAATGATTCAGGATTAATAAAAGGAAAAGATATCAGACATCCAATAATTGAAAGATTAAATACAAATGTTAAATATATAGGAAATGATATTGAATTATCAGAAAATGGAATTTTATTATATGGTATAAATGCGTCAGGTAAAAGTTCTTTAATGAAAACAATTGGATTAAATATAATAATGGCACAATCAGGAATGTATGTGCCATCATGTGAATTATATTATAAACCATACCATCATATATTTACAAGAATTTCAGGAGCAGATAATATTTATAAAGGAATGAGTAGTTTTACAGTAGAAATGTCTGAATTAAGAAATATATTACAAAGATGTGATAAATATAGTTTAGTATTAGGTGATGAAGTATGTAATGGTACAGAATCAGTATCAGGAATTTCTATAGTAGCAGCGGCAATAGATAAACTAATAAATAAATTATCAAGTTTTATATTTGCAACACATTTACACGAATTAGTAGATATTAATATAATTAAACATAATATTAAAAGAAAATTACTCAATATATTTCATTTACATATAACAATAAATAATGATGTTATTCATTATGAACGTAAGATAAAAGAAGGGAAAGGATCATCAATATATGGAATAGAAGTTTGTAAAGCATTAGATATGCCAAAAGATTTTATGCTAAATGCAGAAAAAATAAGAAAAGAAATACAGGGTTATGATACTTTTATTATTGGTTTAGATAAATCACATTATAATAAAAAAGTATTAATTGATAAATGTAATATATGTGGAGAAAAAGTAGATGATATTCATCATATAAATTATCAATGTGATGCAGACTCTAATGGATATTTTAAAAATTATCATAAAAATATTGAACATAATTTAGTACCACTATGTAAAAAATGTCATCAAAAAGAACATCATAATGAAATATCAATAAAAGGATTTATAGAAACAAGTGAAGGTATAAAATTAAATGTAGAAACAAATGAAGAAAAAAATGAAGAAAAAAATAATGAAAATAATAAGGAAGAAAATTACAATAATATTAATATAGATAATAATTTAACAAATGATAATATTGAAAATATAAGAAAATATATATTATATAGTAAAAAAAATGAATGGTTTTTAAGAAATACAAAAACTAGTAAATTCAAATTATGTGATTCTGAAAAAAAAATAATTGCTAAAATTAATAAACTAATTGATATAAAATTAGATATTATACCAACAAAATTATATGAATTATTACTAGATTATAATTTATAAAAAATTTTTTAATTTAGGAATTAAAATATATTTATTATATATGTTATTTAATTCTTTAAAAGTATTTTTTAATAATATTAATACTTCTGACATACAATTATAATAATTATTTTTATTAAAATTATTATTTATTATATAATTATAAATTTTATTAATTTCTTTTATATATTTGGTTAATATATAAACCATATTTATTATTTAATTTTAAATTTATCTTTATATAAATAAGATGGAGTTTTTCAATATATTTTTTAAAAAAAAAAATATAAGTAATAAAGAAAAAATAAAAAATATAAAACATTATATATATTGGAATATTAGATTTAGTTAAATCTTTGTATTATAAGTAGTTTATTTCTTATTTCTTTAACTATTTGCTTTTCTTTTTCAGATAAAGAATTATATAATTTTTCTTCTTCTGGTGTTCTTTTTACTTTATCGTTATTATCCATGATTAATTATTTAATTTTTAATAAGAATCATTTTTTTATTATATATATATTAATCCAAATATCTAATAATTTATTAAATTATTAAATTATTAAATTATTAAATTATTAAATTATTAAATTATTAAATTCTTCATATGTAATAGTTTCTTTTTCAATTAATAATTTTGCTAATGCATGTAGTAAATTTATATTATTTAATAGTAAATTTTTAGAATATAAATAACAAGAATTTACTAATGAATTAATTTCAGCATCAATTATTGCTCTTGTATCTAATGAAATATAATCATCACTATTAATAAAAACGTTACCAATTTTATCAGACATACCGAATTCAGTAACCATTTGTCTAGCAATAGATGAAACTCTTTCTAAATCACTTGAAGCACCTGTTGTTATTTCTTCTTCTCCAAAAATTATTTCTTCTGCAATACGACCACCTAGCGCAACTGATATAATTGATTTTAAATAATCTTTAGTATATAAACCTGATTCTAATCTATCTTCGTCTGGAGCAAATAGTGTTAAACCACCTGCATTTCCACGTGGTGCAATAGTTATTTTTGTAACAGTATCATAATTTGGCGTCAATGCACCAACAATTGCATGTCCTGCTTCGTGATATGCAACCAATTCTTTTTTTTGTAAAGAAATAACAGAATTTTTTTTTTGAGCCCCTAAAGTTATTCTATCTAATGCATTTGATATTTCATTATTGCCTATTGTTGTTAAATTATTACGCGCGGTTAATATAGCTGCTTCATTCATTAAATTGGCAAGATCTGCACCTGAAAAACCTGGTGTTCTACGTGATATTAAATTTAAATCAATATTATCATCTAATGGTTTATTTTTAGAATATAATTCCAATATATCTTTTCTGCCTTTTAAATTTGGAATATCTACATAAACCCTTCTATCAAATCTTCCAGGTCTTAAAAGAGCACTATCCAAAATATCAGCACGATTTGTTGCTGCAATAACAATAATACCAGAATTACCATCAAAACCATCCATTTCTGTTAACAATTGATTAAGTGTTTGATCTCTTTCATCATTATTTGGCGAACCCGTACCACCTCTTTGTCTTCCAATTGCATCAATTTCATCAATAAATATAATACATGGTGCTAATTCTTTTGCTGTTTCAAATAAAGCACGTACTCTTGAAGCTCCTGTTCCTACAAACATTTCTATAAATTCAGAACCAGAAACAGAAAAAAAAGGGACTTGTGCTTCACCTGCAACTGCTCTTGCTAATAAAGTTTTTCCTGTTCCTGGTGGACCTTCTAAAATAACACCCCTGGGTATTCTTGCTCCTAATTCTGTAAATCTATCTGATTCTTTTAAAAATTCAACGACTTCTTCTAATTCTATTTTTGCATTATCAATTCCCACAACATCATCAAAACTCGTTGTAATATTATTATATGTATTTAAATCAATGTTTTTAGAATTATCTAATAAATTAGGCATACCACCAATACTATTAAATGAATTAGTATTAGATAATATTGATAAACCGGTTAATATAATTAAACCAAATACAATGTATGTAAATATATAATTAATAATCATTAAATTATTATCATCATTTTGTATTGCTATATCTACATTATTATCTCTTAATATTTTTAATAAATCAGGATCATTTGGCAATGCATCTAATTTATATTTATTATTTTCTTTATCAATCGCTATAATTTTTTTATTATTATCATAAAATAATGTTTTATCAATTTGATCTGTTTCAACGGCTGATAAAAATTCAGAATATCTTAAATTATGTATTATATTTTGATCTCTATTGCTATTGATTTTTTCTCTAATATTTACAATTATATTTCTATTATCGGGTAATGGTTGATTAGATAATTCATAAGAACCTTTTAATGCATATTTATGTAATTTTAATGGATTATTACATAAATATATATTTGTAAAACAATAAACATTTGTTATTAAATTTAAAAGAATAAATATATTTTTCAACATTCTGTTAAAGTATAGTAATATAATTATTATTTATATGAAAATAATATAAAAAATGAATATATTATATATAATTTTAATATATTAATATATTAAAAATATAATTAATATCATTTCTTAAAATGAAAACAAATAAATTTTTTAAAAAAAGAATTAAATATTTGGGATATTATGAAAAATATTCAATTATATTAGAAGAATTTATTTATAAAATAATATCATTTAAATAAATATATAATATTACTTATTAACACTACATTTTCTACACAAATCATATTTTTTATATTTTCCTATTAATTTTATACCACATTTACAATAATATAATTCTTTTGTAATAACTTTGTGTAAATATTTTAATTCATCCTTTGTCATTAATTTTAATTGATATTTAATATCATTATCATTATCATTATCAATATCATTATATTGATTTTTTGTAAATGGATCCATATTACTTTATTAAATTAATTAATAATAATTAATCATTTTTTATTATTCAATTATTTCTTGTAAATATACTTTACTTTGTTTTGTTTTATTTTTAATATGTCTTAATAATAAAAAATCATTTTGCATATATTTTGTAAAAATTTGTCTATCTAATATTGTTAATTTTTGTTGACTTGTTAATTTTTGATCTAATAATAACTTTTTATATTTTTCATTTATATTTTTAGTATTAAATAATATTACATCAATATAACTTCTTAATAATTCAAATTTTGGATCTACAATTGTATTTAAATATTCTTTATAAATTTCTAAAATTGCTCTATATTCAAAATACATATGATATGGTTCATAATCAGCATTTAATTTTTTGTATTCGTTATTAAATAATATAGTTTCATCTTGTGGTAATATTTGCGTTTCATTAAAATCTGATAATACCCATAAATAACCCATATTTCGAATATAAAAGGTTTTATTTAATGCATTGAAATAATATCCAAAATAATTTTCTGTATTTAAATTATTTTCTATTTTATAATAATATATATTTTCACTATTTAAATTTGTGTGTAATTTACCTGTTAATTTATGAAATAACATACATGCTAATAATAATTGATGTAATGCATTAAAATGAAATGCTACATTATTAATTTCTTGCATAAATTTTTTTAAATTACCATCTGGTTTATTAGCAAATGTAAGATAATAATATTTACTATCATTTGTTATACTATGTAAAGAAATAGTATGAATATATTTTGTAGTTTTAAAATATTCTAATATATTAATATATTCTTGATTACCATATGGTTTTTCATTATTTCTTAGAATTTCTAGTTTTATTTTATCTTTTTTTTTTGGATCTGATAATATAGTAATTGAATCATCATCTATTATATTTTTTAATGAATTAGATATACTTGGTTGAGGGGGTGGTTGGATATTTATTGATGTTGATAGTGATTGCGATGGTGTTGGTAGTGGTTCAATAAATGGTTGAGCTTTAGATGCATTTAAATTTACTGATCCTGAAACTGGTCCTTGAAACGGGGATTGAACAAGTGGTGTTCCTTGGGATAGTGAAGATCTAATAGGTATTGATAGTGGTGGTCCAAATGTATTATGTTGTGTTGTTGTTTGGGATTGTCTCGATTGTGATGAAGTTTTAAAAAAAGATTCATGTAAAGAATTGCTTGATAAATAACTATCAAAATCATTATTTGACGCAATATTTGGTTTATTATTTAAATTATTATTAATGATTTTAATAATATCATTAATATTACTTTTATTATAAATACTAAAAAAAACATCTTTAATATCATTTTCTTGATATTTATTTTTTAATTTAATTAAAACAAAATTTAACATAATTTCATTGAAGTCTTCACTATTTTGTATAATATTAGTATTTTTACCCTCACTGAAATTTATATGTTCGTGAAAATTTTTATTAATATATAAATAAATTTTATTATTAATCAAATCAATTATATTAAATAGTCTATTTTTATATAAATCTATAGATTTAGTTATATTTTTTTTTTTAAAATAATTAATATTTTGAATTAAAAATATAATTCTATTAATTATTTTTCCTCTTAAGTTTTTTCTTTGAGTTAAAGAAAGATTATATAAATTTTTTTTATCTTTTAAATAATATTTATTAATATCATTTATAATATCACTGTCTTCTTTACTAAATCTATTTATAATACCTCTATAAACATTATTAAAAAGACCTGCGCCTTTTTTATTATTAGTTGATTGTAAAGTTTTTTTCATAAATATACTTACTATTATTATTTATATTTTTTTTAATTTGGATTGAAAAATCTTGATTTGAAAAAAAAATGATTCTTTGTTCTAAAAATTACTTTTACCAACTATCAGCAACAGATAACAAGCAGAACACAAACCAAACTACCAAACAGTCTAAATGGCCGCTACCCAGACCCAGATGATCATCAACGAGTTCACTACTCTTGTGGATACTGAGAAGGAATACACTCGTGCTGAACTCGGTAAGATGCTTACTGAGGTATATCGTCAGATTACTTCAGACAAACCTAAGAAGACTGACGATAAGCCTAAGAAAAAGAAGTCAAAGAAGGAGAAGGATTCTGATGAGGAAGCTGAACCCAAGAAAAAACGTGAACCGACTGCTTACAACCTCTTTGTAAAAGAGCAGATGAGTATTGTGAAGGAGGAATTTCCTGATCTGAATCGTCAGGATCTAATGAGGAAGGTGGGTGAGATGTGGAAGGCGAAGAAGGAGCAGAAGAAGGATAAGTAAAATACAAAAAAAAATAAAAAAAGGTAAAACAACCTTTTTTTATTTTTATTTTTAATTATAATTTTAAATTTGGATTTTTCAATTCAAATTTCTCAAAAAATTAATTCCTAGGCTTTGAAGTTTGAACAGACCCTAAAAAAAAAATATTAAATATTATAATGATTAAAAGTTGCTTTTATAACCGTTTTAACATTATCTACATTAACAGCATTACCTAATTGTTTATATGAAACATTATCATTTTCAGACAAAATAAAATCTTCAGGAAATGATTGTAATCTAGCGCATTCTCTTGGTGTTATATATCTTTTTTCTTTACCATATATTGGAATTTGAGATATTGCAACAAGTGTTGGAAAATATTCAGCTTTTTTAACACGAATACCAGACTGTCTTATTTGAATAAAATAATTAAATATACTATCATTGGGTTTAATCAAACCAGTCTGCCATTCTAATTTTCCATATATTTCTCTTTTTTGTAAAATATCTTTATGTTTTTTATACCAAGAATCCCATTTATCTTTATATTTATCAATAATTTTTTTATTAGAAGTTATATATTGTTGTTTCCATTTAGGATAAGTATCAAAATTTTTTTTTCTATCATTAATATAAAACTCATGAATTAATATAGTTGGTGAAATTTTCTCACCAACTTCAAATATTTTAATCATTTCATCCCATGCTTCTAATACTTTTAAAATATCACCTTTTATATAAAATTTTTTATCTATATATTTTTTTTTATCAAGAAAATTATTAAATATAATTTTTTTATTAGATATTGGTAATTCAATATTTTTACCATTATATATATCTTTTCTAACACATACAAAATAAATTCTTTCACGTTGTTGTGGAATACCATATTTATGTGGAGACATATTAAATAATTGTAAAATATAATTATTATCATTTAATTTATTTTTAATATATTCAATTACATTACCATCACCAACTTTTAAAATATGTTTAACATTTTCTAGAAACATAAATTTGGGTTTTTTAATTTTTGCTATTCTAATAATTTCATCAAATAGTAAACCTCTTTCATCTGAAAAAGTTGCTTTTTTTCCAGCATTAGAAAAAGTTTGACATGGAAAACCGGCGCATATAATATCAATATCAGGAATATTATTAGGATCAATAGTTTTAACATCTTTTTGGACGTCAATATTATAATTAAGTTTATAAATATATTGACAATCTTTATTATTATCAGAAGCGAGAACACAATTTGTATTAAAATTTTTTAAGGCTTGATGAAAACCACCTATACCACAAAATAAATCTATATAATTCATTTTATTTAATATAATATTAATATATTTATATAAATAAAAGATTATTAAAAGTGTATTATATATATAAAAACTATAATAATTATAATAAATATATTATGAATAATTATTTGTATGGTGTAAAAAGAGAATTGGAATCTGAATTACCAAAACCATTTAATGGTATTAAATCAAATTTATCAAATGTTACATATTATTATTCAAAAGCACCTATTCAAAAATTAAAACCAATTGAAAATATTAATACACAAAAACAAGTAAGATTTCAAAATTCAAATGAATATATTATTAATAATAATAATAGTTTAAATAATTTAATAAATTATACAACAGATCAAAAAATAAATTTAATATTAGATCGTCTTGATAATTTAGAATTATATATTAATAATATAAATATAAAATTAGATAAACTAATTAATAAAGAAATAAAAGTAGAAAATACTGTTGAATTATTATAATACTTTATCAAATATTAGTAAATTATGTCTAAAATATATGAAGGTAGGTGAAATATTAATATTTTGTCTAATTTCATTTGTTTTTTCTTTATTAAGTTTGAACCCATATTTTTCTATTTCTTTTATGATATAATTCGTTGATTTTTCATTTATATGTCCGTCGCCTCCTTGACCTGGTAAAGCCCATGACATAATTATACCTTTTTGTGCGTTATTACATATATTTTGAATAAAAATAGATTCATATTTTTTGGGAATATGTTCGCCAACTTCAAATGTCTGAACATAATCAGAATGATTATAATAAGGTTTAGTTAGATCATGAATTTCAATATCTTTGCATATATCACAATTATCTACTCCAATAGCATTAATATTATATTTTTTTAAAAATTTAATATATTCACCTTTACCACAACCGAGATCTAATACTTTTTTTACATTATGTTTTTTATAATAATTTAATAAATATAATTTTAATTCATTACATGTAACATGAGTTTCTCTTTGTTGTGAACTCCAATATCCAGTTTTACTTTTTTTATCATCAATATACGCATACCTAATATTTTTATTTAAATATAAATGTATGTAAAATAAAGAATCTGCTATTTTTTTTCTTAATATAAATATAATAAAAATTATAAATATAGTTAAAAAAATTAATTTATTTTTTATTTTAGCATGTAATATTTTTATAGTATATACCATTAGTATATATCTAATATATATTAATTTTTTGTTTTTTTATTATAAGGACAACCTAAAGGTAAAGTACAATTTTCTGGAATAGTTAATTTAACATTAATTTTTAATTTACAAATAGAACAAACTCTTTCATCTGGTAATTTAAGTGTAACAGTCTTAGGTTTTAAATATTTATCATTATAGTTATTAATTTTAATATTATTATAATTATTATCAATAATACCACATTTTGTGATAATATAGGAAGAATAAATATTTAAATAATTAAGAAAAATTAAAATTTTAAGAATATTATTCAACATTTTAAATTTAAAAATATAAAAATAAATCATATTTTTTTTTTATATAGGTATATATTAAATAATTTTAATTTATAATATATAATGATTCAAGGTAATAATAATGAAAATGATATAGATAATGATATAGAATTAACATATGGATCAAAAAAAATAGAAACTGAAAAGAAAGTTGAAGTAGTAGATATAGCATTATCAACATCAGGATTACAATATATGGAATCTGAAAATCCAGTAAAAAAACAAAAAAAGAAAATGTATGAGAGAATTGATTTATGTTCAAGTAGAAATAATAAAGATTTGATAATAGCTAGAAAAGCTTATCATGTTATATATAATAATTATTGGTGGTGTTCGATAGTTGTATTATTATTATCATCAATTACAACATTTGTAGCATCAATACAATTAGTAATAATAAATACTACAACAGATTTAAATAATATTAGAACAATAGAAACAATAGGAAATATACTAACTTTAACATTTGGTGCATTAATAACACTAGCGGCAGGTTATATTAAATTTCAAGAATATCAACCAAAATTAGAAATAATAGGAAATAAATTATTACAATTAAAACATTGTGAATTTAAATTAAATAATTTATATTATAAATTAAAAACATATGATACTTCAATATATATGAATGATGAAAAAAAATATAAACAATTTCAAGGGGATTTTCAAAAACATTTTGAAGATCCATTAAATAAATTAGAAGAGGATTTACAAAATAATGAAATGTTAAAATATGTATCACCTGAAAATGATTTAAAATATTATAAAAATTATTTAGATACATATAAGGATGATATGATATATAATTCATTTTCAAATATAATGAAAACAACAATTAAAAATCAAGAAGAAACGAGAGATTATAATAAAAAAGTTGATACATTCAATAAATTAGATATTGATATAATAATAAATGAAGATAATTATATAGATAATTTTACTAAAAAGAAGGATGTTATAGTATCAGAATTTTTAGATAATACTTGTTATAGAAAATTTTATAATTTACTTAATAATTTATTTTGTTGTATATGTAATTATACGAAAGAAAAAGAGAAAAATAGAATAAAAAGAAAACAATTAAATTTTGCAATAGATTTAACAAAAGAGGTTTTAAATGAAATTAATATGGAAAATTCTAAAAATATTTTAACACAACAAGATATAATTAATATAAAAAATGCATCATATATATTTGCAAAAAATAATAATATTGGAATTAAAAATGATTATGTATTACATCCTTCAAAAACAATTTCTAGTAAAAAAGCAGAATTTATAAATAAAATTAAACAAAAAAGGAGTAATAATGAATTAGAAGGTTTTGCATAAAATTTATTTAAGATAATATATAAAATAGTAAATATGGATAATACAACAATTAAATTACAATGTATAAATACAAGTAATTTAGAAGTAATAACAGAAAGCGATAGATTAAAAGAAGAATTAGAAAAATATAAAGAAATAATAAGAAAAGATAGGGAAGAAATAAAAAAAAAAGATGAAGCAATAAATCATATGAAAGAACTGACAAAAGAATATATGCATCAACATGAAAAAACGAAAATAGGAATTGAAAAATATAAAAATGATGTAACAATATTAAAACAAACTAGAGCAAATTTATATAATAGATTAGATCAATGTTTGGAAACTCAAAATAAAAATATTATAATAGCACGTAGTTCATATCATAATATAAATAATAAATACTGGTGGTCTTCAATATTTATATTAATATTTTCATCATTAATAACATTTATAGAAGCGACAAGATTAATAATAGAAAACACTGAAAATCAGAAAATTAAAGCATTAACATATTTAATAAGTATATTATCATTATTTTTAGGTATAATAATAACAATTATAACAGGCTATATTAAATTTAATGATTATCAGAATAAACTAGAAATAATAAGTAGTCGTTTATCATTATTATTACAATATCAAAAAAAATTTGAAGTGATAAAATTTCAATTATCAACGTATTCTTTACCAGATATCAGAAATATTGAAAATTTAGAAACAGTAAATAATTCAAGACATGATATAATAACGGATGATATAATAAAAGATTTTGTAAATACATTAAATAAATTAGAAGAAGATGTACAAAATAATGAATTATTAAAATATATAACAGATAAGAATGAAGTTCAATATTATTCAAAATATGTTGATACACATATTAAAGATTTATTATATAATAATTATATAAATACAATAATAAAATTTATTAAACAAGATGAAAATGCAATGGATGAAACAGAATATGTATCAAAAGAAGAAATAAATACAATAGTATCAGCAATAGAAAAAACAATGCATCATAATTCCGAAAAAACGAATTTTAATATTGTAAAAAATTTATTTAAGAAAAGAGAAATAATAAATATAAATTTATTAAAAGATATTAAAACATATTTTTATAATAAAAATAAAAACGACAATGATGATAAATGTAGTGAATATAGTTCAGATAAAGAAATAAATAATTTAAAATCACCAAATATTAAAATGTCATGTCGTACAAATAATTTATAAATATAAAATAGTATAATATTATTATTATTCAATAATGACAGATTTTGATGTAAATATAGCAATTGAGAAAGAAAGAAATATATTAGATGATTTAAATAATATATTAAATACAATTGGGGAATTTACTGAAACAAATATAACAAAACCTGCGACATCATTTACAGAGGATTTTATAACAGGACCTATATTAAATGTTGCAAATGGGTTTAATATACAAAATAATGTTGATAACAATCAGACACAGTGAGTGTTGGGAAAAATAATATATAAAAAAATATTATCTTATTAATAATACAATTAAAAAATATAATGCCAGTTAGAAATGAAATAGATATTAATTTATTTAATATTATTAAAAAGGTAATGAATAAATGTTTTGTAAATAAAAAAAATATAAAGATAATATAAATGGTTTGAAAAAATATATATATATTTAATAAATGCGAAAAGATATAAATGGTGAACCAATTGATTATAATATAATAAACTTAAAATGTATTGATGATATCAATAATAAAATTGGTCTAATATTAGAAAGCAATATAAATGGTGTATTTAAATTATTAAATATTAATTATATAATTGATATACCAAAAAGTGAATTATTTTCTAAAATAGAAAATAATGACTTAGATAAGGAATTAGAAGAAAATGATAATGATAATGATATAACAAAAGAGGTATATAAAGGTAATAAATATAATAAATCTATGTTATTTGATCCATTTGAATAAAATAATATGAATACATCAAATTTAAATATAGCAAATGATAATAATATTATAATATCATCAGATGATATTACGAATAATTTGATTAAAATAAATGAAAATAATATGATAGTAAAAATAAATCAAAAAAAAAAGGAATTATTAACAAGAATAGATAGATCGAAAAATGATGCAAGTACAAGATTATTTATGGTAACAGAAGCATATGATAAATATACATATGAATATTATATAATATCATTAACAATTTTAATATTATCATCAATTATAACATTTATAGAGGCATTAAGATTAACAATAATTGAATTAAATACAAAAGAAAAAATATTACATTATAATGAAAATTATTTTAGTTTAGTATTAAATATAATATTATTAGTTACAGGTACTATAATAACAATATTAAGTAGTATAATAAGATTTAAAAATTATAGAGAAATATTAGAAGGCTTAAAAGAAGCACAAACAATATTAGTAACTTATAAAAATAAATATAATAGACAATATCAAATTATAAATTATCATTATATTAATAAAAATATATCTTCAGAAAGTATTATAAAAATATCTGATAAAATAACAGGATATGATAAAATTGTTAAAAGTATAAATTATTTTCAATATATTAGAAATTCTGATATAATTGGATATAATAAATCTAAAGCAAAATTTGATATAGATATATATAAAATAAAAACAGATACGAGAAATGAATTTGAATTAATTACAAAGAAAAAAGAACAAGAATATATAGATATATATAATGAGAATGATATAATACATGAAAAAAAGAATTATGAAAAATTTGAAAATATTAATAATATATTATTAAAAAAAGAATTATATAAATTAGATGCTTCAAAAAAAAAATTTGAATTAAATTCAGAAGTTAATAAATTAAAGAGTGAAGTTATAATATTAGATAGATGTAAATCAGAACCGAATACGTGTAAATCAGAACCGAATACGTGTAAATAAAAATAAATAATTATACTTTTTCAGCAATATTTCTATTTAATTCTATATCTGATTTTGTCATTTGTAATTGTGGTATATTAACTAATTCATTATCATTTGATAATTTTAAATCATCATTTTTTTTATTATTATTTTTCCATAATAATTTACTCATAGCGGGAGGAGTTGAACCATTTGATGAATCTCTCCTTTTTTTTTTTAAACCACTTGCACCATTTAATTGTAATGGAATAGAACGACCTTCCCATAATTCAATAACTTCCAATTTTATTTTTTTTGGAATATCTTCAAATTGACATTGAATTACATATGAATCATATTTTTCAATAAAAGTATTAATATTATTTTTTGAAATATCTTCTTCTTCCATACCTTCTAATTGATGTGCTAATTGTAAAAAATTATTACTTAAACTTTTAAATAATTCAACTTTTTCAGGTACTTTTAAATTATTTTGTAAAGCTAAAATTAAAACACTTGCTCCATTTACAACTACATTCGGTATTTTCATACTACCTTTATCATCATCAAAAGAGTTCATTATACACATAACAGAACTTGTTAAAATTAATGGAATTTGAAAAGCAAATTTAATTAAACTCCAATGTTGCGTTGCTTTCTGACATAAAACTGACATTGCTTCACATTTATCTAATAACATACCCATTCTTTCTTCTTCAGGTATTTGAAATGAATGTATACGTTTCAGATGAGCACTCATATATTTTAAGAAATTTTTTATTCTATTCTAATGTAATTACATATAAAAATTTATTTATTAAATATATTATATCATTTAATATATTGTTAATACCAACATTATTATCATGTTTATTTTCATAATAATTTTTAATATTATCTCTAAAATTTATAATATATGGTATTAATTCATTATTAGAATTATTATTATATGATAAATTAATTGTAATATTGTTAATAATAGAAGGCATATCGTTTTTATATAATATAATATACTCTTCAAAAAATTTATTAATTAAGGATAATAAATTATTGTATAAATCATTAATACTAGTATGTATTATATATTTATTTGTCATTAAATAATGTAATTTAATAGTACATTGAAATTCATTAAATAATATAAACAATTTTTCAAAATTATTTATATTATTATTATTATTATCAATATTATCAATATTATCAATATAACATACTTTTTTATGTTTTGGCATATTTATAAAATAAAATTAAACTTTTATATATCTTCTACATTTACATCACTTTCTTTACTATCATCTGAATCATCACTTAAATTTATTTTTCTTAATTTATTTATATTATAATAATCTTCTGGATCAGAATTATCATTACTAAATAATATATTCGATTCAACTGTGTCTTCTTTATATTTCATATTATTATAAGAATTTAATAATACATTTGATAATTTATTTTCTTCAATTAAAGTATTTATTTGGTCTCTATTAAATTTATGAACGATATCTACTTTGTTATCTTGGAAACCTCTTAATGAAACAACAACTATATCTCCTTTTTCTATTAAAATTCTTTTTGCAAATTTTCTTAAAGAACCTCTTATTACACCAATAGTTTCATTTCCGGAATTTGTAATTAAACTCACACGACAATTACCTAACATTTTAATAACATAAGCATATTCTTCATTATCTAGATCAATATTATAAGTATTTTCGTAAGTATTATTCAAATGTTTTTTTAGTTTTTTATTTCTAATCGATGTTTGATACATTAATTATAATATATAATGATATAATTTCTTAAATAAAAACATATAAATAAATTATATAATATTAAATTAATGTAGAATATTTAAAATAATGACTGATATTCATATTACTAAACATACTGATAAAAATACACCATTATTTTTAATAAATGGGAATAATTATATTTGCAAAATAGTAAATATTATACAACCAAATATTATAAAAGTAGTTTTTAAACCATATGATACATATATTAAGGTTAATTTAAAAATTAATAATTTAGTTTTATATAATGAAAATACTATTAATGATAGAGGTTTTAAGTTTTTATTTTATTTATTAACAAATACTCAATTTGATAATTATGATAATGTAATACATTATTTTAATAATAATGATATTTTATTTACAATGATAGCTTTATATTTTGATAAAGAAGGTTATTTAATAGCAGATATATATGATGATAAAAAAAATAAAACAATATCACAATTAATGTTAGAATCAGAAACAGTTAAAAAATATTATAAATAGTATATAAAAAAACTTATAATATTATATAGTATATATAATTTTATGTATTTAAATGATATTTGGTCTTTTTATTTTCATGATCCATATAATATAGATTGGAATATTAATAGTTTTAAATTTATATGTAATATAAGTAATATTGATGATTTTATAAAATATATTTAACTTACAAAGATATTATATTTAAGGGTATGTTTTTTATAATGAGAGAACATATTCAACCTATATGGGAAGATCAAAATAATATAAAAGGTGGTTGTTTTTCCTTAAAAATATATAAGGAAAATATACAAGAAAAATTATTCGAATTATCTGCATTATTATTAGGAGAAAATTTAGGTAAAACAGATGATATATCTAATAATATAAATGGTATTTCAATAAGTCCAAAAAAAAATTATTATATTATTAGAATTTGGATAAAAGATAGTACTTATGCAATTAAACAAAATTATAATATAGAAATTGCCAAATATACTACAATATTATATAAAAATCATAATGTGTAAACAGAAAAAAATAGTTAAATATTCAACTATTTTTTTCTGCTATTTTTTCTTTAAAAGATCATATTTTTATGTTCTGAATCTTTCGCCAAATTGTAAATATCAATTTCATCTAATTTGATATATTCTTTATCAATTTCTAAATCTATAATTTTATAGATATTCTCGATAATATTATTAGAATCAAGTACATCATAATCTTCAACCATATCAGCCCAGGTAATTTTATCATAAATCATCGTAAATCCTTTCATTATATATTAATATTTTAACAACATTAAATTGTCAATTTTTTATTTTTTTTAAATTTTTCAATCCATATTTAAATATGGGTTGAAAAATTTAGATTTGAATATGGATTGAAAAATTTAGATTTGAAAAAAAAATGATTCTTAGTTATAAAAATTACTATCACCAACTACCAGGAACAGACAACAAGCAGAACACAACCCAAACTACCAAACAGTCTAAATGGCCGCAACTCAGACTCAGAAGATTATCGACCAGTTTACCACTCTTGTGGATACTGAGAAGGAATACACTCGTGCTGAACTCGGTAAGATGCTTACTGAGGTGTATCGTCAGATTACTTCGGACAAACCGAAGAAGACTGATGATAAACCTAAGAAAAAGAAGTCAAAGAAGGAGAAGGATTCTGATGAGGAAGCCGAACCCAAGAAGAAACGCGAACCAACCGCTTACAATCTCTTTGTCAAACAGCAGATGAGTATTGTAAAGGAGGAATTTCCTGATCTGAATCGTCAAGACCTCATGAGGAAAGTAGGAGAGATGTGGAAGGCGCAGAAGGAAGAGGCGAAAGATGAGTAAAATAAAATAGAAAAAAATAAAAAAAGGCAAAAACAACCTTTTTTTATTTTTAAAAATTAATTTACTTAAATATTATAAATATACTTAAAATAAATAGTTATGGAATATGATATTAATAATGCTTTTAAAACACAGACACATGAAAATTTTTTTATATATGAAAAAGAATTAAGAGCTTTATTACACAATTTTAAAAAAAAGGCTTATGAATATAATGGAATATTATATGGCGAAATAGTTATTAATTCAATAATTTCAAAATATTATAAAGAAAAATTTTTACAAACGAATGATAATAGTAATTTTTGGAATACAGAAATTGATCCATTAACAGCACCACGAGTAATAACAACAAAAAATTTTGATGTATATTTTAAAAATTTTAATGAATATTTAAATTTTTTTAATTATATAAAAACAGAAAAAAAATTCGAAATAATAAATACAACAAATTTAGAATCACATAACTTTATACATAATAAATATTTAATAAATGTTAATATAGGTAAAACAATAACATGGAATGGTATAGATATATCAATTAATTTAAATATAACATCTAAACTACCTAAAGATAAATATATAGAACCTCCTTTTAATGAAGCACATTTTACATCAGATTTATTAATAATGACAAAAGATGGAAACGGACCTAGATTTTCAAGAAATACAGGAATACATGAATTAGATAATATGAATATAATTGAGAAAAATGAATATTTTGCAAAAATAATAAAAGAATTATGTTTTTTTAAAATAAGTATAGTTTCTAAAAATATTTTAGCAAATAATTATATTGCTCATAAATGTATTGAATATTTGAAAAATAATTGGACTATTAGTAACTTACCATTTAAAATAGAAAAATATAATGATATATCACCAACTACATGTTATATATGCTTAGATGAAATAAATAATGAAAATAAAATAGGAAAATTTATAAATAACGGGAATTGTATATTACATTTTAATTGTTTAATAGAATATCTAAAAAATAAATTAGAATCAAATAGTGAATTAATATGTCCTTTAAGACAGGATATTAATTTCACAAATCACAAATATACATGTTTATTTGATTAAATAATATATTAAAACGAAAAATCCAGGTAATAATAATGTAGTAAATATAGTCGCAATTATATACCATATATAAATAATATCTTTTTTCAAAGAATAAGAACATTTACATTCAATATCTTTTAAAGTATATACATAATATACTATAATAGCATAACTAATATAATTATATATAAATAATAATATTCCTAATATTACATTTCGTAATCTATTTCCTGAAAATATTACATATAACGTTGATAATAAAATATAAGATAGAATAAATGTGAAATAAAATTTAATATAATCTTTCATCCATTTTAATTCACCTTCAGAACATTCACATGCTTTCATTTTAATATTTGATAACCATAATAATCCTAATACAGGTGGAATACATATTAAAACAATATATATTAAAGTAGTTATAAAATTCAAAGGTTTATTCTCATTTATTTTTTTCATAATAGAATTTTTATTAATTTTCATTTAAATTTTCTTATACTATTATTAATAAATATAAAAATAATATATCTTATATTATAATAAAATGGATATAAAAAAATTTAGTTCATATTCAGTATATACAAATCACAATGGAAAAGAAACAAGAAAATATAAAAATAAAATTAAAATAAACGATAATGAAAGTTCTTTGTTCTTGCAAAGAGATAATGATAAATTAAATAAGTATATTTATGAAAAATTTAAAAAAAAAAGAGCCAATAAAATTGATATGAATGAAGTAATTGGAGAGAGCACTAATAAATCTAATTGGGTTATTAATGATAATAATAATGGTTATATTACAAATTTAGAAGAAAATTATGATAAATATTCTAATAATTTCAATTTATTGATAAATAATGGTTATAATATTATCAATGATAAAGATAAAATTAATTATTTTAAAAAACAATTTGAAGATAATAATCAAATTATATCTAATAAAAATTTAAATAATACTACAGTAAATAAATATTCAGAATTTACTAATAACTATAAAAATGATCCTTTTTCAATTCAATCTTATTATAAATTATAATTTATTTGTACTACCGAATCCACCATTATTCCTATCAGTTATTGAAAAATCAATTTTTGATTCTTCAATTAACGAATATACTTGTTTTTTTAAAATCATTTGACAACATTTAAATGGTAATTCTAAATCTTTAACAGAATCATCAATCTTTGTTAAAGCAATATATAAATTTCCTCTATAACCTTGATCTATTATACCTACACTATTTGCTAACATATATCCAGATTTACTAATAGAACTTCTTGGAAAAATTTCAACATAATATCCATTAGGAATATCTAATTTAATTCCTGTATCGTATAATACTGTTTTATCACTATTATTTTTAACTTTATTTATAATTGTTAAATCATATCCAGCATCAGAATTTCTATTTTTGGAAGGTAAAATAGCTTTTTCACTTGTTTTATATACTTTTAAAATTGGTAATTTAATTATTTCATTATTATTAACAATATTTAAATATTTTTTATAATAAATATAATCATATAGATTATTATTATTATTGTTGTATAGTAATCCAAGAAAATCAATTGCATTTACATTATCATATTTTATAGTATATAAATTTGCACCTTGAATTTCATTATCACATGGTATATTCATTTTTTCTTTAATCTTATTAATAAGTTTATTATTAGTATGAGATAGATATATATATAAATAATTATTTTCATTTGATATACTTCCATAAAATTCAAAAAATGCTTTAATAAATCCAATATAATTATTATTATTATCTAAAAATTCAAAATAATTTGGATATTTTAAATTATCTGTATAAAACCATTTTTTAATATCATTTAAAATATTTTCATTATCAATTGTAATTTTAATTTTATTTAATTCATATTTAATATCTCCAAACAATTTTACAGATTCAATAAATGTATTATTTGGTTTTTCATTAAAGGTACATTCGATTTTATCATTAATAATATCAGAACGATATAAAATACTAGTTATAATATAACTATTATCATTATTAACTTCACTAAAATAATTATTCATTTAATTAATTAAATTTAATTAATATTTATATCATTTTTTATTATTTTCTAAATTTATTGATTCTACCATTTTTCGCTTTCTTTTTTCTAGCATTTTTTAACTCTTTTTCCGTTAATTCTTTAAATGTTAATGGTGTTTTTGATGTTATTTTTTTTGTTGGTCTATACACATCATTTTTATATTTATATCCTGTTTCTCCTCTTTGATTTTTCCATTCTTCTTTAAACCATCTTCCTAGACCTTTATTTTTATTTTTTATTCCAATATATGCATTATTATTTTTATATTTTTTTTCATATTGTATTTTATATTCTTTTACTAATATACCACTTCTATATGCTGAATGTTGTGGATATTTAATATATATTTTTTTTTTAATTTTATTATATAAGTGAATATCCCTTGGTTGAGGTTTATTATTCATTATTATAATAATACAAAAAAAATTAATTGTATCTTTCAATATAGTTTAAATCTGTTAAAATAGCTCTATTATTTGGATACATTGTTTTAAAAAAATTATAAATATTTTTATGTATATTTATATTATCATCATATATAAAAGTATTTAAAATACTTTTTGCCTCAAAATTTGAATGAATCCAATAATGTACCATATAACTATTTTCATAATTTCCTGATTTTAATTTATATAAATCATCTGATATTGTTTCTAATGCTTCTAATTTTATATCATTTATTGGATAAATTTTATTTGTATCTATTATTTCATATAGTTCTGATTTTTGTGTTGTTGCTAAAACAAATTTAAAAATATCTGAACCAAAAATATTAAATTTATTAAATATTACATCACCATATTCCTTATATACTTGAATTACACTATTTAACATTTTATCTATTAGTTCATTTTTAGGTGAACAAGCAAAAAATGCATTACATATATAGTTATCTTTTTTCCATAAATATTTTGTTTGTTCTGATGGTTCAAATGCAAAATATAATTTATCTGAATTATAATCTAATAAATCATTTAATGATTTCAGTAATAATATATCAAGATCAATATATATTCCACCATAATAATGCATAATTGCAAGTCTTGCTAAATCACTTTTTTGAACTCCTAATTCAATTTTTGAATAAACTTTATATAATTCTGGATATTCTTTCATGATAAAATTATTAATATTTTTACCACTATTATCATCAGTCCACATATAATATTCATAATCATTATTAATATTTATATTATATTTATAAATATTTTCAAGTATATTTGGTAATTTATTGGTTTTCCATGTTTGATGAATTATTTTTGGTATCATTTAAATTAATAGATAATTTTTATTTTTATATATATTTTTACTATCTTATAAAATTTAAAGCATAATCATAATCAGAATCAGAATCCGAATCAGATATGTAATTACTATCAGAATCATTTATTAAATTATTTTCAAGTGTAATATTTGATGATATAACAGTATATAATAAATATTGTCTATTATAAAATATTTGTCTTTCATTTGGATTTAATAATCCTAAATAAATATTTATCTGTTTATCAATATTAGTTTCATTTAATTTAGAAATATAATTTTGTATAACATTTTTTTCAGATAGACCAAATTTTCTTTTCCATATATCAAAATATCCAATACGAGGATACCATTCATTTTTTTCAAATTGATCATATGTATTATAATACATTTCTAAATCATCTATTAAATAATATTTATCATTTGTTACTTGAGCATAACTTCCATCATCATTAAATAATAAAATATTTGGATCTGCAAAACGTTTATAATATAAATCAAATAATTTATTTCTAATATTAACAAAATTTTGAATATCAATTAATAATTTATTATCATTTCTAGTATATATATATTTAACAATTATATCAATTATATCATTTGGAAAAAATAAATTTAAACCATCATAAATGTTACAATCTCTTAAATATGAATAAATAATTGGCGAATTCATATTATTTTATAATAAATTATTTTATCATTTTTTTTTGTTTTCCATTTCTTTTTTTTCTTTTACTATCCCCCCTCCTCCCGCCTGGAGTTGTACCAAGTTGTCTACAGACATTTACCATCTCACCATTGGCGTCTCGGTGGTCTTTATCTATCTGGTGTATCATCCCTGGGCAACGTAAACGACAACCGGTTCTCTGAGTGCCAACCTCATAAAAATATGATTTCAAATTTGGACGAGGATTTCGTGGCGTACCATCCTCTTTGGTAAATATTTCCGAGCAATTTTCCATTGTGGCATCGCACCCATTAAATGACACTACTTTATCACCCTCAATTCGCTTGAATGTTCTTGGATTTAGGCAGCGCGGGTCCCGTGATGAGGGTTTAGACGGTGATGAGGGTTGAGACGGTGATGAGGGTTGAGACGGTGATGAGGGTTGAGACGGTGATGAGGGTTGAGACGGCGATGAGGGATTGTTCGCAGCGGGGGGCGCTTTTGTGATCGTGCCTTTATATGGCATCTTTACAGGCTCTCTTTTGAGGCTGACAGATGGTTCTTCTTTCGGTATCCAAATTTTTCCATCCCAGAGATAGTAAATATATCCTTTCTTAAATAGTGGGAATAAATCTTGAACTTCTTTCCGTTCTGAATTCATATCGATAAGTTCTGCACCATTCACAGCCTTTGCAGCACCTTTAGCATAGTCGTCGAATGCCACCATGTATCTAACTTGATTTTTTTTTTGGTCATAACTTAATTTCGGCCATTTGAGTCCTACTCCTCCTCGTTTCCCTTTTTTACTTTTTGATTTTTTAGTTTTTAATTTTTTAGTTTTTTCTTTAATATAATACGTTAAACGCATAAAAATACCTTTACATTTTATAAATTGTTTTTTAGATTTAGAATTTTTTTTAACATATACACATTTTTTTTTACCACATACCATTTTTTTGCATAATATAACAAATATAGTTTTATTTTTTTTTTCCATATTCTAAATATTAATAATAAAAAAAGTACATTTCATAAAAAAATCTTAAATTATAAAAACCTTTTATAAAAAATTATAAAAATAAAGAAATGTACTTTTTTTTTATATATTATTTGATATTTTATCACTACAATTTGATAAAAAATTAATATGTATATTGGCAATTGGTAAATCAGTACTTTTTCCTTTTGTAAAATGTTTTTTAATAAAATCTTTATTTAAATTAATAAATTGTTTTGGTTTACAATCACAAAATTGAGAATCGATAGCATTATAATTATTATAATTATTTATTTTTTTATAATCAGATATTAATTCATCTCCAATTTTAGTAACATCATAATATGTATTTATTCTTGGATTAATATAATCAACTTCATCTTTAACGGGAATTAATTCATTGACAAAACCTTCATTTTTAATATTATAATTTTGCAAATCAGTATCAATTTTAACTTTATTATCAAAAAAAGGTTCTATAATAACCATATTATTAGTATTTTGTTTTTTTTTAATTGTAAAATAGGTATAATAAATAAATATCAATAATATAATAAATATAACTAATATTAAAAAAGTATCTATATTTATCATATTTAATCTAATTAAATTAAAGAAAAATAAATTTAATCATCATTAATAAATTCTAATTTTTTTGTTGTATTATCATCATCCGAATTTTCATTATTTATATTGATGAGTTCATTATCTAAATAATAAGAAATATCATAATTATTTTTTTTATAATAATTAATTCTAGTATAACCTTTTCTAACAAATATTGAAAATTGATCCCAAATATCAATACATAAAGGAATGTATTTTCTTTCTTCTGGTTTTTCTCTTAAAATTCTTCCAATAGCTTGTTGAATATCAGAAATCGGACTAGCAAAAATAACAGTATTAAGCGTAGGAATATTCATACCTTCTGCTGCCATCTGATATGTTGCTAAAATAATTTGTTTTCTAGATGAAATATCTAAAACATCTTGTGATAAACCACCTATATAATAACCAGTACTATAAGAAGTTGTATCAAATAATGTTTCAAAATATTTAAGTTGATTTCTTCTTTCACTTAAAATTAATATTTTTCTATTAGATTCTTGTTTAAGTAATTTAATAATTAAATCATAAATAAAAATAGTTCTCTTTTCAAAATTACATATATTATTAATCATACCTGCACTATTTGGTTTGCCATTCCATAAAACAATATTATGAGAATAATTAATATTAGGATCAAAATATTTATGTATTTGAACTTTTAAATCAATTTTTTCATTTGAAATATGTTTATAAACAGATTTTCCAATATAATATTCAAAAACTTTTCTTAATCCATCTTTACGATTTAGTGTTGCACTTAAACCCAATATTATATTTGAATTAATATTTTGAAATGCTCTACTAAAAACTTCAGCTCCAGTATGATGAACTTCATCGATAATTGTTAAACCAATATCTTTAAAAATATTAATATCATAATTTCTCATAGCAAGAGATTGTAATGAAGCAATAATAATATCCTTATTTTCTACATCAACTTTTGCTTGTTTAATTTTACCAATTCTAGCATTAGGTACAAATGTTTTAACAGATTCTAAAAATTGTTGATTTAAGAAATCTTTATGCGAAACAAACATAGTTTTTTTCTTAAAATAACAAGCAATATATACTGCCATAATTGTTTTACCAAAACCACATGGTACGGATATAATACCTCCTCTTTTAGTGGGATCTTGAGCTGCTTTAATAAAATTATTAACCGGTTCTTTTTGTTGTTCTCTAAGAGAACCTTCAAATATTAAATTAGGACAATCTATACCATCTTTTAAAGTTTTTTTAAAAGGTACTCCAAATTTTTGTAATCCATAAAATCTTGGAATATATATTCTTTTTTCATTTTCAGTATAGATACAAAATTTAATAGGTTCGTTACTTATTGAGAAATTACCTTTTGGTGATACAGTTAATTCGTTTTTTAAATCATTTATAATTTTATCATTATTTTCTTTTAAAATACCATAACCATAAATAGATAGTAGAGTGTTGTCAGTCATCTCTTATAATAATAATGATAATTCCTTATATTCATTATATAATATAATATAATCTCATTTTTTTTATATAGTTAAAAATAGAAATGGTAATTAATATATTTAGAGGTGCAGGAATACTATTATTTATATTAATATTAATAATGGATGATTTTCCTTTTTATAAAAAGATGAAAGAACCGTATGTACAATTGATATTAGCAATTTTTACAGTGTTTCTATTATTAATGGATCCTATTTTAGGTTTTATAATGTCTATGGTATTAATGTTAATATATTTCGAAATATATAAAAAAATAGATATTAAAAAAGGAAAAATAATTAAAAATAAAGGTGATGACAAATATATGTTAAATCCTTTATTAAAAAATAAAATATATGAAAATTTTACTGAAACTGATAAAATTAAAAAAAATATCATTGAATTAGATTATATAACAGAAGAGCATTTAAATAATGCACAAAATAATGTAATTAATGATGATATATATAATAAAGAATTAGAAAAAGAGAATGATAATGATATATATTATGGTGTTCAAGGATTAAAAATAGGTGATGAAAATATAACAGGATATAATAGTAATGAATATATATTAAATTGGTTATAAATATTTAAAATAATATAAGATATATATAATAATTATAGATATAATATAATATAAATATTTATCATATAGAGTTAATATATTAAATATATTAACTGGTATATATTTTTCTAATAATTTTATTATATTTAAATTTGTTACTATTATAAATACAAGTAATACAATACCTATTTTTGTTATATTTTTTTTTGTAAATAAATCATTTCCGTTAGATGAACTATTATTGTCTAAATTAGAAAAAGTATTATTATCCATTAAATTGTCCATTTCTTTTTCAAAATCATTATTATAATTATTATCATTATTTATATTTGTTTTGTTTTCTTTTTGCATCATCATTAGTTCATGTTCCTGTTGTTGAAGTTCTTGTTGATGTTGCATCATCATATCATGTTGTTGTTGTAACATCATTTCGCGTTGATTTAATTCTTCTTCTCTTGATAAAATTTCATTATCGTTATTATTCATATCATTATTATCTTGAGTTTTATTTTTTTTTTTATTTTTTTTATTTTCTTTATTTTCTTTTTTCTGATAATCTTTAAACAGTTCTTTAATAGTTGGATCATTTAACTCATCAAAATTAACATTATTATTTGTATTAATAGGTAATTCATTTAATGAAGTAACCATTGAATTATTATTTGCCATTATTATATATAATATATATGTTAAATAACTAATATTATACGCAATTTATTTTTTTATACATCTACCTGTTTTTGGATTACATATTTTACCCTTCTTTTCACATTCTTTTTCTTTTTTTTCAGTGCAATTATTTATACCCGGTTTATCTTCTGGTTTATAATCTGGTTTATCATCTGGTTTATCATCTGGTTTATCATCTGGTTTATCATCTGGTTTATCATCAGGTTTATTAACTTTTTGTTTATCATTTACTTTAGGAATAATGCATCTACCTGTTTTTGGATTACATATTTTACCCTTTTTTTCACATTCTTTTTCTTTTTTATCAGTACAATTATTTACTGTAGGTTCATTATCTTCTTGTTTATATTTTTTAAGATTTTCTTTAACTTCTTCTTCTTTAACTTCTTCTTCTTTAACTTCTTCTTCTTTAACTTCTTTTTCTTTAACTTCTTCTATATCACTATCAATTTCTTTATCTTCTTCTATATCACTATCAATTTGTTTATCTTCTTTAACTTCTTCTATATCGTCATCCATTTGTTCATCTTCATTATTTTGTTGTTTAAATTTTTTTCCGAAATTTTTATTAATATTAATATTATAAGTATATATATCTGGAATGATTTTATAATCAAATTTATTAAATGTAGATATTTTGCGTAAAGATTCTAAATTTTTATTAATTAGCCACGAATCATATAATTCTTGTCTTTCATTAACATATGTTGTATATAACTCATCTTGAAGTATTCTTGGATTATTAATATTAATATTATAATATAATTCTTTTTCTTGTAAAATTTTTTTATTATTATTAATATTTTCGTAATATTTAGTAATCATTTCATTTAAAACTTTATTTTGATTAGATTCAATATCTTGATTATTTATAATTTCATATAATTTATTTGAAATGTTATTTAATGAAGGTATTTCAATATTAGCCATTAATCTAATAAAAATAATTATAATAATTTAGAATAAAATTATTTAATCTTCTTCATATTCATCTAATTCATTTTTATCTAATTCATTTTGTGTATTATTATTTTCTTGTAAATTTTTTGTTTTATTTGAACCATCAAACATAACTTTATAAAATTCAGTTAATTTTTGATTATCAGATAATTGATCTTCATAAATACTTCTTGGTACATATTTGATAATAGTTTTTGGTTTAGGACATGCAGATAAATTTTTATAATATGCTTGTATTACTAATATTATACCTACAAATAGGAAAAATATAGCGAAAGCTTTCATATTATAATAATAATAGAAAAATAATTGTATTAATATTATACATTAATTAATCGATTTTTTTCATTTCTTCTTCTTTTTTTTGAGACCATGCATCAGTTTCTGTAAAAACTTTTTCAATACCTTTTTCTAATTCAATAGTTGTATCATCAGTTTCATCTTCTTCTTTTATAATACTATTAGTAATAGCATCTTGTTTTCTTTTTTCGAAAACTTCATCCCGTTCATTTTGATTCTTTTTATATTCTTTCATTAAGGTATTTAATTGTGTTTCTGAATATTCTTGATCTTGGAGATCATCGGGATTTGGCGAGAAAGGACACCAGCAACCAACACTACCAATAAATATATTATGATTTTTATCTTTTTTATGTAAAAATTCACTTCTATTTTTTGCTTGTTCATATGTATCAAAAACTCCTCTTACTTTAACACCTGAAATAGTAGTTTGAAAATTATTATCTTTATGAAATTCTTTTTCAACTTCTTCTGAATTTAAAGTCTTTTTAAATTTATATTGTTCATCTAACGCATTAACATCAAATAAATAAGAATGATCTGATTTAATATTTTCAAGCATTTCTTTATCATCTGGATATTTAGTTAATAAACCATTAAATAATGTTTCCATATCATTAGAAAATGATTTTAGAAAATACTTAATATAATAACTTTCTTTATTTTTTAAAATTTCATCGGGTGATATAAATGATAACAGACAATAATTTTGATTTTTTATAGAAGGATCTTCGTCTAAATAATCTACTACTTTTGTAGATACAGTTTCGGCCATAGTATATATTAATTAAATTTTAAAATCTTATATACTTTTTAAATCTTTAAAAAAATTATATAATAAATAATAAAGAGATGAATTTTGATACAGATGAAATAATTATAAGAATTATAAAATATTTAATAATAATTATTATAATAACATTAATAGTTATATTTATTCCAAAACAAGATGATAGAATTAGAGAAGGTATATTTTTGGGTTTAATTAGTGCATCAATATATGCATTATATGATAATTTTATACCAGCAATTCCAAATGATATAAAAAAAAAATTAAATTTAATTAAATAAAAATCTAATAAAATATTAACAGATGATTAATAAAATATTAAATCCAGTTACTTTTATAATAATACTATTATTAATAATAAAATTATTATTTAAAATAAAAATAGAACTTTTTTCAATACAAAAAAAAAATCCAGATACTAGTTATGATTGTATATATAAAAATAAATGTAAATCAGAAATTAAATTATATTGGGATAATTTAAAAAAAGAAAAATATAATGTATATATCGAACCTATAAAATCATCATGGTCTGTTAAACCAACTAAAATAAAATATATACCATATAATTCAAATATAAAATTAAAAAAATCAAGTTTTTTATATTAAGGTAATATATTTTTTAATTTTGAAATTCTATTATATGGTGTATATATTGTATCTTCTAAATATTCTATATTTTTTTCATATTTAGAATATTTTTCAATAATTGATATCATTTTTCTTGTTCTCATAGTAAAATTTTTTATGGTTTTATTTAATTCGATAATTGGATCAAATCCAAATGTATGTCTAAATTTAAGTGGTATAATAAGAATAATAGAATGTAATTGTTCTAATATATTAATGCGCATATCATTAAATAATGAAATATGAGTTTTTGGATTATAAAAACCATTTAATATATATATATATATTTTCATCATTTTATCAGTATTAATTAAAATACTTGTATATAATGATTTATTGAACTTTTTAATAAATTCAATATTAATTAAAATATTAACTAAAATATTATCTTTCAATAAATATTTTAATTCTTTAGGAAGTTTAGTTACTATATAATTATTATTATCTAAATAATTTATATATTTTAGATTATTATTAACTTTATTATTTAATTCCTTTGTACTATTTAATTTTTTATCTTGTTCTTTTTTTATATTAATAAATAATATAATACTTAGAATTATAATAATAATAATTGATAATAATGTTTTTTTATCAACATAATTTAATCTATTAAAAACAAATGCAAGTATTAATAATGATATATATATATATGTGTTTATTTCATTCATCTTAATAAATTAATAATATTTTTCTAATTAATTATAACGCTATTATTATGTTGATATACCATCAATAAAATATAAAATTAATGATAAAAATATTAATATTATACCAGTATATAATATTCTATCATCTTGAAAAAAAATATTAAATAATTTTTTTCTATATTCTTCATTTGTTTCATTTTTATGATTAATACTTAAAAAATCGCTTATATCATTTATAATATCTATTAAGTATTGTAATGTATTAATATATAATTCGTGTATAGTATATTCATATATCATTTTATTCTCGTTTTTTTTATCATTTTTATCAATTATTGTATCCATCATTGAATTTATTTTATTTTCGACTGTAGTTTCAATGTATGTATTTATATCATTTATATTTTCATTCATTCTTAAAAAATAATAAGAAAATATTAAACTAAATAATTTGCATCATATCTACATCAGATATAAACATTCTTCTACAACAATATCTAGATGCGCCTAATTTATTAAGTAATTCGCCAGTATGATTATTTTCAAAATGTTTAAATTTTGTTTCTTCTTTTTGTTCCTTCTCTTTTTCTTTTAATTGTTTTTTTTTTTCTGCATTATAAAAATCAATTTGATCGGCAACAACTCTACCACATGTAAAACATCTAATAGGCTGTATCATTTAATTAAATTCTATTTAATATAATATAATCATTTTTTTTTAAATAAAATAAACTTTATGCGTAATAATGAATTTTTTTTTATATATATTATATTAGAATAGAAGAAGAATATGGCTAGTCCAATGTTATTATCAAGAATAAGTGCTTTAGAAAAGCAATTATCATCGGGTGGAGGAGGAGGAAATAGTCTTTCTAATGATAAATTAGATTCTTTAGTTCGTGAAAATGAAGAATTAAAAAAAAAAGTTAGTACCTTAGAGGTCTTAATTAAAGAAGTTAGCAAAAAAGCTGATGATTTTTCTAAAATAACTAACGAAAATACTAAAAATATTGCAAATAATTTAAAAACTCTTCAAGATGGATTAGCGAAAGTTGAAATAGCAACAAAAGTTGAAAGTGTTAATGAAACTCCTACTAAAGGAAAAAAATAAATTAAATAGAATATTTAGATTTATTATTTTTACATTCAATTAACAATGATTGATCAAATTGACATATATTTATAGCATTATTTAAAATATCATTCGTTTTTGAAAAAAATCCATAATTTTTATCTAATTTTAATAATGCTTCTTTCATATATTTTTTTGCTTCATCTATATTACCCCTTTTATATTGTAATATACCATATAAATGTAATATTTCCGCATTATCTAAATATTCTAGTGTTTTATATAATTCTAAAGCATTATTATACATATTATCATCTATAGTATTATTATTTATTATTTTAATTAATTCAATATAATTACCATTTTGTGATAAAAAATTTTTATTTTTTGTTGATGATAAAAATATACCAACTTTAGATCCCTCTAAAAAGGTACATTTATTTAATAATTTAACATTTAAATCAATATTATCTAATATAAATTTTGATAATGCTGTTTTCATATCATATTTTAAAATATTTAAAAAATCATATAATTTATCTGCTGTATTTTTATTAATAAAATATGAAGATTTAGTTATTAAAACTTTATTATAATTATTAAAATCAATTAATTTTAAATTAGTATCTTCATCACTAACAAAATCACTAGTTATTAATATATCAGAATTATAATCTGTTAATATAATTTTAAATAAATTATCTATATTATCTATATAATCTTTACTTATTATTAAATCATCCTCTATTATTAAATTTAATTCATTTTCTTTTACTAATTTTAATGCATTTCTATGTTTTTCAATATTTGATATTTGATTTACGTTTAATGATGTTATTAAATTATCAAAAATATTATTATTTTCCTTATCATAATTTACTCGTTTATTATATTCATTTATATCTTTTAATATATCTTCTTGTTCTGGTTTATTACTAATAAGTATATTACTTATAAATCCATTTTTTTCTAAAGTGTTTTTTAAATATGTTAAAGTACTATTTATATAATGTGTTCTATTTTTCAAGTTCGGAGTATGTATAACAATAATATTAATTTTATTCATTAATTTAAAATATTATTATTTTTTTTATATATTATTTTCATTTTTATATACTATATATAAAAATATAATTATATATATCATTGAAATCTAATGAATAATTTAAATATTTTTTATAAACTATACAATGAATGGTTTGAAAATGATAAGTATTGGTTTAGTAAAATTGAAAAGAATGATAAATATTTATCAGATAAATATTTTAAATATATTATAGATGTTGATAATATATATGATAATTATATAAAATATGATAAAAAAATTTTAATAAGTTGTATTATTATTTTAGATCAAATACCTAGACATTATAAAAGAATTTATAATAATAATATTCAAGTAGATTTTTATTCAAAAAAAGCTACTATTTTTAGTGAATTACTAATTGATAAATTTAATAATTTCACTATTGATGAATTATGCTTTATATATTTACCTTATAGACATATTAAGGATATAAAAAAAATTTATGATATTATAAATATATTTATAGATTTACATAATAATTCTATCAATAATTTAGACAAAAATAAATGTAAAAAATATTTATATAATACATTAAATAATATATATGAACATATTAATATTTTAAATTATTCTAATAAAAAAAAATCTATAAATTTAAATGATATTGATAAAAATATTTTTGATAATAATTCTTTACAATATTATTACTCTTCTATTAAAAATGAAGAAACTAATATATATTTAACCATTTATAATGAACTTTTGAAATTGAAAGATAATTCAACTATTATTGTTTCACTATCTGGTGGTGTTGATAGTATCGTTTCATTATTTATTTTAAATTTATTAGCTAAAACAAATATAAAAAAAATTAGTAATATATTTGCTTTACATATTAATTATAATAATAGACCTGAATCTTTTGAAGAACTAAATTATGTTATGTATTTTTGCGAATCTTTAAATATTAAATTAATTTATAGAAATATTTATGAAATTAAGCGTTCTCAATGTTTAGATAATGGTTTAAGAGATTTATATGAAGATATTACAAAAAAAATAAGATTAGATATGTATAAATATGGATATATATATTCAAATGAATTTTATGTATTATTAGGTCATAATAAAGATGATTGTTTTGAAAATATTATAACAAATATTATAAATAAAAAAAATTATGATAATTTATCCGGTATGAATAATTTAACTAAAATTGATAGCATAAAATTTTGGAGACCAATGCTTAATATTCTCAAAAAAGATATTATTCAATTTGCAAATAATAATAATTTATTGTATCTTAAAGATAGCACCCCCGAATGGTCTGCTAGAGGTAAAATAAGAGATAAATTAGTTCCTGTTATAAATGACTTAAAATATAATTCAATAGAACCTTTTTTCGATTTAAAAGATTATATTAGTAATTCAAATGAAATTATTAATAATATAATTATTAATAATTTATGTACTAAACTTATTAATACAAACAGTTATATATATAATGGTTATTATACTATACAAGAATTATCTTGTTTTAAATATATTAATATTATTATATTATTTTTTAATAAAATAAATATATCATCTTCAATTAAATCATTTAAAGAATTTAATAATTATATTAATGATTATCTATCTAATTTTAAAGTAAAAAAATTTATATTAAATAAATGTTGCTATATTACTATTGTACCTTATTTTGAAGATTATCAATTAATTATTAATTTATCATAAATTAATTATATAAATTATTATAATATTTCTCTACTTATTGATTTTTTTTTTTCAATTTCTTTCATACAAATATAATTTTTATTATATTTATACATATATGAATCATATAATGAATATGTTAATAATCCACCTACTACTGAAACCAATATAATTTGTTCTATCATTTTATAATCTATAAAAATATATTATTTTTTTTTCTTTTTTGAAACCGTTTCTACATTATTTGAATTATTATCAGCATGATTATCTGAATTTTTTTCTGCGACTTCAGAAGTGTTATTTCTTTTCCATAACTCTCCTATTTTACGCATCAAATCTTGTCTAGATAAATCAGGATTTGCCTCTTTTAATTTTGACATATTATCTTTAACAAATAAATTATATTTTGTAGGTACTCTAGTTGTATTATTTTTTTGTTTATATACTTCACTATAAATTTTATTTAAAATAGTTACTAATTCTTTATTTGTATATTTTGTATTAATATCAATCGTATCAACTAATTTTGTAATAATATTTTGTGTATTCGTTACTGTACCCATAATAATATATATATATATCTAATTATAAAAATAATCATTTTTTTTTATTATTTTTACTCGACCATGGATTTTTATTTATCCATGGATTTTTATTTATCCATGGATTTTTATTATACCACCAATTATTATTCTTAATTTTCCATGGATTTTTATTTTTCCATTTTAACCATATATGGGGATCATAATATATTTTTTTAATTTTTTTTGAATAAAATCGCAATGATAATATTGTACCAAATAATATATAACATGATATTGAATTAATAATTATTGATTTATTAGTATCCATTTTATATCATAATACATTATTAACTTATATATAATTAATTATTTTGGCATATTATAAATTATATTTTTTTTCTTATCTGCAAATATTTTTTGAGCATTCGGACAATTTTTATTTTTACAATTTGGATTCATACATTCGGTTAATTTTTTACTTTGACAATATGGATTTCCACAATTCGGACATTTACATTTCATATGTTTTAAATAATAATTGGGACAATTTTCATTGGGACATTTTTTCATTCTACATTTTAAAATTTTCTCTTTTTTTGCTTCACAATTTGGATTAGGACAATTCGGGCATCTACATTTTTCATCAACGGCATTTATTATATCATCCATTTTTTTTTGTTCGGCTAGATCTTCGGCACTTAGTTCTGGTGGTCTTGTTTCTGATTCATGGCTCCATATATTACATACCCATTTTACACCATCATTCAATTCCATTCCCGTATGTTCTGATAATGGATGAACTGTATGTAAATCTATTTCACTAACATTATAAAATAATATTGCCATACCTTTTGTAGGTTTTACTATTGTATTTACATTTTCATCTGTAAATTTTGTTTCACCTCCTTTAAAATTGTCATTTAAATAAATTAAAATTGTAGTAATCCTTTGTCCTGCATTACCATTCATGCCAAAACATTCATTGTGTGATCCACTACATGCATCAAAATGTGTTTTGAAATACCCACCTTTATTATAACTAACAACCTGTATATCTTCCTGATTTTCACTAGGTATACCAGTAAGATATTGTGATAATAAACCTAATCTTTTAATAATAAATTTTTCATTTGTATTATATTCATCATTTTCAGTCAACCATGCTTGTTTACTAATTCTTTGACTTTTATTAGTATTTGAATGAATAAATTCGCCTTTATCATTATACCCACCCTTTCCCCCATTTTCATATACTTGACTATCTTCAAGACCTTTTTTTTTTGCTATATTAATAAGTGCATCACATTGTTTACTAGTTAAAAAATTATAATATTTAGTTATTATATAATCTCTACCACTACCAAATGTTGTAGGAAATCTCAACTCTTCTTTTTTTAAATTAGCAAGATATTTTTTTATACTTTTTTCATCATTTTTATTATCGATATTTGTAAAAAATTTGTATAATATATATATTAATAATAAGATAAATAAACCAGTAATTATATATATATATCTATATTCACTATTATAATAATAATAAAAATCTAACATATTCCACTATAATAAATATTTATAAAATAATTTATATAAAATATACTCAGAAAAAAAAAATGAAACATATATATAAAAAGTAAAATTATATAAATATAGAAAATGGAATTTTGCAATAACTGTGATAATATGTTATATATTAGAAATGATGATAATGATAATTTAGTAAAATATTGTAAACATTGTGAGTTTAGTAAAATAGAAACAAACTCTAAATGTATTAAGATATCAGAAACAAGATATTTGGAAGATGATTTATTATATAAACAAAATACAAATAATTATTTAAGATATGACCCAACATTAAGAAGAATTCGAGATAGTAATATTACTTGTCCTAATAAATCAGAATGTAATATTGATATTGATAAACAACAAATTTTATCAATTAAATATGATGATGTAAATATGAAATATTTTTATGTATGCGATCATTGTGGATATATATGGAGAGATAAAAATGAATAAAAAATGATTTATTTTTAATTATTTAAAATAAAATGGAAAAACAAACATATTACAATACACCAATATATAGTTTTAAAAATAAATCATATGATGCAAAAATATTAGATATATATGATGGTGATACTATAACAATATGTATTAATTTAGAAGGATTTGGATTTGTTAAAATTAATGTTAGATTAAATGGAATAGATACACCAGAATTACGTGGCAATGAAAAAAATAAAGCAATATCGGCTCGAAATTTTTTAATTAATAAATTAACTGATATAAAATTTGAAGATACTGTTAAATATTCTCGCGATAATATTCGAAAATTAATTAATAATGATACACATATTATAAAAGTTATTTTTGGTGATTTTGATAAATATGGTCGTCCATTATGTATTATTTATAAAAATAATATAAATATAAATGATTTAATGATACATAATAAATATGCAAAAAAATATGATGGTGGAAAAAAAGAATCATGGTAAAAATTAATTAATAGTGAAACACATATAATAAAAGTTTACATCCATGGGAAAGACCACCGTGCAGGAGGAGGGCACGTTGTTGGTGGATGACATACGCGTTGTGGAGGGCACGTTTGAGGTGTACTGCCTAACACTTTCAAATATTTACAGTATTTACCTCTATATCTATAACAATTTTTTTTTTTGAAACCATACAATATCTTTTCTAATATATAAAAAAAAAAGTTGGTTTCATGTATTTATACGAGTCAACTCATTCAGTTTCCCATCCATGAAACTTGACTGAAGGGGCGCGGTTGTCTGTGGGCTAGCGTGGGCTCGAGAACAAGACGCGCTCGTGAGACTGCACGAGTCTATGATCATACCATTCGGTATTATTACACATCAAGTGGCTACTGTTATATTCTTGTTGTCGATTGCCGGATGGGACCATCACTGCACTACCGCACTTCCCTTGTCTACTACAAAAAACCCTGGATCCATCTTTAAAGTTGGAACATGCACCTCGACCATGACCGCATTTCTTCTCGGGGTGACCTGGGTTGCATGGTGTAGGTGCGGGTGTAGGTGCGGGTGTAGGTGCGGGTGTAGGTGCGGGTGTAGGTGTGGGTGTAGGTGTGGGTGTAGGGTCGTCGTCGTCGTCGTCGCTCGAGTCCTCGA